CAGGCAGAAGAGCACCAAGGATTATCCTTGGGGGTCGGTGGTTCAACTCCACCCTCGCGCACCAGTCACAGCAAGTAACCAAATGCGAGTGTGATGGTAGCACAGCAGGCTTTGAACCTGCAAGACCTCGGTTCGAATCCGGGGGTAGCAGGTGAAAGGTGTGATATTGGGTCCGTAACTCAAGTGGAAGAGACCAGTCTTTTAAACTGGCGCGTGGGGTTTCGATTACCTCCGGACCCACCTAGATAGATCATAGCGGGATAGAGCAGCGGTAGCTTGCTAGGCTCATAACCTAGAGGTCGGCGGTTCGATTCCGTCTCCCGCTACCAGTATTAGATTGACCCGGAGGAGGGACGGTTCCCGCTGGGGCCCATAATCCAGAGACGTTCGGCTTAAATCCCTCCAGGCACACCAAAACGAATAACCTATTGCATGGCAATCGTCATCACGGTAGGTAGGCTTAGGACGCTGCTCGAGATCCTCATCCGCGAAGGTGAGGCGATCGATGCTGATAAGTCCAAGGAACTGTTGAAGAAGTTCCCAAAGGGCATGGCCAAGTTGGGTCTCAACGTCAACAAGATCGATTCACTGCCTGTTCTCGGAACGGGAACGCGTGGAACCGCCTTGGACATCGGCGGGGGCAAGGTCCTGAAGGTGACCAATGACGACAAGGAGGCTGAGGCAGCCTCGGCGCTGGTAGGTAAGGACATCAAGAACGTCGTTCACTTCTACGCGGTGTGGCGCTTTGGCGACACGGGATTTTTCGGAATCCTGCAGGAAAAGTTGCAACCGCTTCCGAAGGACGAGGCCAAGGCCTTCAATAACGCTCTTGTTGCCACGGGTCTACCAATCTGGATCAAGCGAGCCGAGGGCTCTTGGGACAATGCCAAGAAGTTGACGAAGGAGTTTATCGTCTCTCAAGTCAAGAAGAAGTACGGCGGCAACCTGAACTCGCCAGAGGCTCAAGAGTTCGTCAAGGACATCAACAGCAAGTGGAATGCGCTGGTCACCAAGTACGGTCTCCGCGACATGTTCAACACGCTGACGGAACTCGGCATCGACTTTCACGACTACCATGCGGGCAATATGATGACCCGTGACGATGGGACGCTGGTCCTGATTGATCTTGGCATGTCGAACGTTCGTGGTGGCGGTAAGATCAACACGATCACGGAGAGACGCAAGAAGTGAAACTTCCCCCTCACGGGGATTATCCTGTTGCTAGGCCGCTAAGCCAATAGCGACCGAACTACTGAGGATGCTGCGACAAAGTCCTGTCAGGATTAGACAGAGAAAATGCACGCAGATCCGGACAAGTCAATAGGTGAAATGAAATGTTCCTCTGAAATCATATATGAGGCGGGCAAAGTAACTGTTGGCACGCGGGGCACTAGCTCAGTTGGAAGAGCGCTTGCACGGCATGCAAGAGGTGATGGGTTCGAATCCCTTGTGCTCCACCAAGATGGAATAGTGATGATCAGACCCGGCCACCGGACAAACGCCTCTCAGGTCAAAGTTCATCGTAAAAATCCTATTTCATGGGGCTGTAGCTCAGTTGGGAGAGCGCCTCGTTCGCAACGAGGAGGTAGAGGGTTCGAATCCCTTCAGCTCCACCGTAGCCAGTAACCGTTTGGGCAGAGGGCGCCTTTTGCAGGTGAAAGCCGAATCTTGGGTGTAGATCGATAAAAAGGCCCTCGATCTAATCATTGGTGAAGTATCTTCAAAGACACCCGAGAACATTTGGGGCTGTAGCTCAACTGGGAGAGCGCCTGCCTTGCACGCAGGAGGTCGTGGGTTCGAATCCCATCAGCTCCACCGACGCTTCACAGCGTGGTAAGCTCGAATAGGCACGGGTTGAACAGGACATCTGACCGGTGGTGTACCACCGCATTGATGATCATTTCACGAAGGCTGAATGAATTTGTCACGTCGGGTACGCTGTGATGGGGTGCGCATGTAACCGCCTGAGCCGGGCTAAACACTCGGAAGGTGAATGCGAGAACGAACTAATGACCCCGACGCGAAGCTCAGCGTGATCGGGTTTTCTTGGAGGCGTGGGCCACTGGAGGCCACTCCCCTGTCTAGGGAATGTACGCGGGTTCGAATCCCGTCGTCTCCGCCAAGTTCTTCATTCATCATGCCGGCGTCGTTCAGTGGCTAGGACGCCGCGCTGTCTACCCGGAAACGGGGTTCGAATCCCCCTCGCCGGTGCCAAGATACGTCTTCTCAGTTCACAGGGGTGTGATGTTCAACGGCTAGCATGGCCGCCTCCAAAACGGCTCGTCTCGGTTCGAATCCGAGCACCCCTGCCAGTCACCGTGTTTGAGGAAAGTTGTGAGGTTCACAGAATCTTACCACGCGAAAGCGAATGCGGCTGCTATCGCAACGTCTGTTCGATCCAGACCACGGTGACGCTTATTGTCCGGTCGTCTAAATGGGAGGACCCTACGCTCTGAACGTAGAAAATCCAGGTTCGAATCCTGGGCGGGCAGCCATAAATGTAAACATTGGGAGATCATTCAGCGGCAAGGATGGCAGACTTTGACTCTGCTCACGGTGGTTCGAATCCACCTCTCCCAGCCATCCCGAGAATATTCGGGACAATTGGAACGTAGGTTACAGCCACGTTGATCGATCGTCTATACCAGGCAGGACAAGGCAGCATGAATCATTCAGGGGTCGTCTAACGGCAGGACCTTCCGCTTTGAACGGAAAAAATGTGGGTTCGAATCCCACTCCCTGATCCAAACCGCTTGAACTGAGTTGTGTTTCGAACTAAGTTCGAACACGTAAAACATGAGTTTGTGTGAAAAGTGTCAGAATCCCCATGATGGGTCGTATGGATCGGGTAGATTCTGTTCTATCAAGTGTGCTTGTGGATTCACGACATCACACGTACGTTCAGAATTGTCACTCTCAAACTAAGACTTTTGCGGCAAGAATATTGTTCACAAAAGACAGTCGACCAGCCAGTGAACACCAGCCCGTCTCCGTAGTATGATGGGCGCATGCTAAAGAAATCGATTCTCACCGTTGCAGTCGTGTTCTCGTTCGTTGCGTGCCAGTCATCGACACTGCCGTCCAGCGATTACGAGACTGGAGTGACTTCTTCCGCGTCTGCATCTACTTCCGCTTCTGGCGCCGGTGCAGACGTCGAGGCCTCTGTGGACGCAGGGGTCGACTCATCGGTCGAGGTCTCAGTGGCAACGCCGTGTCTTACCTCAGATGGGAAGCGGCGGTTGCCCGATCCTGCGTTGACGCCGGGCAAGCTGTGCACTAAGGACGATCCTGACTTTAAGGAGCTGCGCTACCCGGGCAAGATCGCCTACTGTCAGCGCCACATCACCAAGAAGATGAAGGACACCGTCGCCAAGGCCTACGGCATCGCAGAGGCCGACTACTCGAAGTACGAGTTCGACCATTACATCCCGTTGGCCGCCGGCGGCGCCAACGACGTCACCAACCTGTGGCCCCAGCCACTCTCGGATGCCAACAAGAAGGATGTGGTGGAGGACAAAGTCTACACGGGCCTGAAGTCGGGTGCGATTTCACAGGCTGACGCAGTCACCGCGATCCGCGCGTGGAAGCCCGCCGATTGCCAGTGAAAAACCGTTGAGTTGCGTGGTAAAAAAGACCATGCAGCTTGAACGTGAGCGGGCCTGGTCAACGAACAGGAACCGGGAAACGATGGCCTTGGTCCGGCAGATCAAGGCCATCGTTCACATGATGGGCGAAAATCGCAGCGAAGAACGCAGGTCGAAGACGCGCAGCATGGTCCGCAAGTGCGTGAACGATTTCAATGCATTGTCGCTGCCATTTTCGTGGCTCGGCGTTGACACCGACGGACGCCTCCACCTGACAAGGATCGCTCGCCTCGAGCGCTTGCCCTGGCTGATCATGCCCTCGCCCGCGGGCCTGGAACGTAATGTCGATTTCATCTGGGAGTTGATGCCCGATGGTCGCTACTCCATCGTCAAGGACCGCACCGGCGAGTTCGCGGCGTACCACGACAAGAAGACCGAGATCAAGCAGGTCATTCGCTTTGCGATTTAAGCACAGATTTTACCAATGTTGTACAGACCCTCGCTTAGAGGTTATAGTGCAATGACCTGTGGTGAGACGAGGGAATGATGTTGAGGATTATCGTCAACATCAACAGGCAGGACATTGTTCAGACCTACACGGCGGGACAATCATGGCCCACGCTCAACGGCAAGCTCGTCTCTGTCGAGGCCAGTGGCAAGGAACTGCAGCGCCTCCAGGAAGTCCAGGAGATTCCGATCAATGCAATTGACAGTGCTAGCATCACTTGGCGCGGTCGCCACGCAGGTCACATCCTGCGCACCTTCAAGGAAATCTTCGACAAGTGATGGAAGTGCAAACCACCATCACTGGATGGTAGACTGAAGGTCAACAACATGTCATACTACGATGACGGGCCCGGCCCGTTTGCGGTCATCTTGGCGACAACCGTCTTGGTATTCAGCGCCTGCGGCGGCACCGAGCGCGTCTACCAAGTGAAAGGACACTGAACATGGCGAAGACGATCGCTGAGGTCCGTGGAACCGTCGGCAAACCTGGACCTAAGCAGCCTCTCAATGACGAGGCACAGGCGGCGATGCTCGAGGCCTTGGGCCTGGCAGACAAGTTGGCGACCTCCGTGGTTCGTGGTGACTCGCAGGGGCAGATGGCCCGGGCCTTGGCCTTCGTCCGTGCCCTGTCAGATCTCAGTCGAACGTACCGTATCAAGGTGCCCTGATGCAGGCTGGGACCTTCAAGGCTCTGAGCAACGTGCGGCTCATGATCTGGCCCGCCTCGTGGGCCAATCAGTACCGCGACAACTACGAGGCCGCGCTCGCCAAGCAGCCTCAACCACACACAGTCCAGCTGCCTCTCGACATCACCATCAAGGAAGGACAGGAGTTTACGGTGGAGTTTGGCGCCGAGCGTCGCAAGCTGCTCGAGGTCATTCGCATCACCAAGAACCAAGAGCATCACGAGGACGAGCGCGACATCAACGTCGTCGACGTGATTGTCAAGGTGGGCTCCAAGACGCACACCGGCATCTGCATCGTCTATGACGAGTGTCTACCCGTGATCGTCCAAGATGCCAACGCAATTAGGCCTGTTAAGAAACGCGCGAAGTAGAAGTGGTGTATAAGCCACGCCTGTAGCATAGAATCAACACACGCAGTTGTAAAGGTTGAGTCAATCGGAGGTACACGGTGTCGAAGAACAAGAAGTCATCTCAGCGGCAGTCGCAGCATGAAACGTTTCACAACCACTACGTTGAGCCGCAGCGTCCTCGGTACCCGGTCGCGGTGCCAGAGGTCATCAACATGGACATCCTCGCGGGGATGATGGACGAGGACGTCTATGGACGTCTCAATGCCCTCGAGGCCGACCGGGTCAAGGTCGTGGAATCGCGGCTCGATGCCCGTCCATGGGAGGAAGAGATCGCCTATATTCGCCGTGAGATTCAGCTCCGGCGTGGTCGTCGCGAGGCGCACGAGGCCTTCATCAGGGAGCAGGCACGCCTCTTTGCCGAAGAAGAGCGCGATCTGCCCGCGGCCGACTTCGACAACCTCAAGTTCGTGATGGTGTACCGCTGATGAACAAGACAACGAAGTCCGACAAGACGACCGCGATCTTCGAGTACCTCGACGGCCTGCACGCCTTTCCACAGCTCAAGCATCCGGAAGTCGTGGAGCTGTTCAAAAGCTATGAGAAGGGCGGCGTGCCAGCCGACAAGGCACGCAAGCGCCTGATCGAGTGCAACCTACGACTCGTTGTCAGCATCGCCAAGCAGTTCAAGGGGCACAACCTGCCACTTGAGGACCTCATCCAGGAGGGCAACATCGGCCTGATGAAGGCCGTGGAGCGCTTCAAGTGGGAGAAAGGCTTCCGATTCTCCACGTACGCCACGTGGTGGATCAAGCAGGCGATGCAACAGCACGTGCTGAAGCGTAAGCGCATCATCCGTCTGCCCGCCCACGCGGCGACGGTGCAGCGCAAGCTGCTGCAGGCCGCGGAAGAGTACCGCGAGACGATGGGCTGCGAGCCGACACAGGAGGAACTGACCGAACTCATCGGTGCCTCTGAGACCGTTGTCAAGGCCACGATGCACAGCGGTCGCGCTGTCATCTCGCTGCAGCAGCCCGTCAGCTCGAGCGGCGAGGGCGATGCCATTGAGGACAAGATTGAGGACCTGCGGCCCGAGGCCGACCCGTTCGACAACGTGGCTCAGAAGGAGCTCCTCGAGATCGTCAAGATGGTAATGAGCGACCTGTCGCCCAAGGAGGCAGCGATCCTGCGACTGCGCTTCGGCCTAGTTGACGACGAGACCGACAGCAGCAATTACCCCATCACCCAGGAAGAAATCCAGGCTGTGATGGGAGGAAAGAGCCTTAGATAATGGCATGGGCGGTGGAGTCGTCGATGTTTTTGCCTCACTAGGTGGCGTATTCATCGGCGGCCTCATCGCCCTCGTCCTGCTTCTTGTGCTCAGAACAATCACTCAGGCTGAGTCACTACGAAGAAGAGAAAAAGACGATGATTGAGATCGGCGTCTTCCTGATGTGCGTTGGAATCGGCCTGGCTTGCCTGATTGTCGCCTGTGCGCACGCTTATAAGGTCATCACCGAGGTCAACATTCGTAAGCGTTTGTTTGCCCGTGAGGAGACGCCAGAGGAAGAGACCGACCTCGAGAAGCGCCTCAACGCATTCAGGCAGCAGCAGTTCGGCGTGCCTATCGATCGCATGCGCTCACCCGCAGGACGGTTGACTCCGACGCGCGGACGTCCGGGAATCGTCGGTCGCACTCCGGCTGGCGACGAGTGAAGCTCCACCCGCAATGGTGGTACAACAGAGGAAGAGGAAAAGGCATGGCACTGAAGAAGGGCACCAAGGTCGAGCGTGGGTATTCCACTGTGGCGGAGGACGAGGGCGTCAACTACCGCGAGATCGCGGATATCATGACAGAACTCGGGTTCTCTATGAACCACTCCTCGGCCCGTAACTATGTCCTCCGCGTCATGCGGAAGTTTGCGGGTGCGCTCTCAGAGCGCTACGGTCTCGAGCTGACCGAGAAGCGCATTGACGAGATCGCCAAGTCGCCCGATTTCCAGCAGGGTGTCGCTGAAGTGCTCCATGCCATCGAAGCTCGCCGTCGCGTGATCCGCGTGCGGTCGGAGCCATAGTTAGTACTACGGCCGCGCCCCGCGGCACCTAACCGGAGACAGGATGAGCAGGATTCACGTTAAGAACTTGCCGCGCCTAAGGTTGACTGATCTGCTGCGCCGCCGCAAGACGGCGCTCCGGTCGTACCTCAATGAGTTCGGCATCACCACATACGAAGGGCTCCTTGCCCGGTGTGAACGCATGGGCGTCGCGCCGCCAGAACGCGAAGACTTCGAAAAAGTCGTCGTCGTTCGTGTCAGCTCGCCCCCGGAGGGCGTCGTTGTCCTCGAGGCGCCCAAGGTCATCAAGGAATCGACGGGTGAAGTCATCGACGTAGACGCCGAAGACGCTCAACATGGCGAGGTCGTCGTCTTGACTGAGCCAGGTCAGATCGACGGTCTGCTCGCGGTCCAGTCTGGGGCCCTGAAAGGTCCCACGAAAAAGGCGAGAAAAAAGAAGGAAGGCCACCAACAAGGCAACGCAAATGAGTGAACCGGCGAACTGCCAACGGCCTCGACGCGTGATGATCGAGATGCCGGGCACGGCAAAGGCGGCGCCGACGAATGGCCGCAATCGAAAGCGAGGGCGTGGTGTTTCCGCGACCCTGCAACAATCCGAGCCCAAGTCGCTCGAGGCCCAACCCGTCATCAGGGCCGCGCAGGAATACGCTAAGCGAGCCCACTCGCTCGGTGCACTGCAGGGTGCCTATGAGATCCAACGGCTGGTCGATCGGATCAATCACCTCGGGATTGACGACGAGCGCCTCCGTGAAATTGTGACCTCGGGAGAGCGCGCCGCTGACCAACTGCGTTCTTACCTGAGCAAGGTTTACGGTGACTGACGAGGGCATACATATTGTTGATGGGGACGGTGCAGATCGTGGTCAGGCTCGATGACTGGTTCGCTGAGCGCCTCGAGGCGGTCAACTGCAGTCCTGATGCCAGGGCCTATGTGGTCAGCGTGTTGAGCAGCTTTAAGCGTGCAGATGGTGATCTGAGCGATCGCTCGATCGTGGTGGCCTTTGCCAATGCCCGTGATCACGGGAACTTCGAGCACTTTCAACGAATCGGCGACTGGGTCCTCTGGACCGCGACAATCATGCCAGGTGCCATCGCTGAACACCGTGAGACCATCGAGACCTTGGGGCGCATGTCATACTACACCTGTCACCGGATGGTCCAGCGAACGTGGCCTGTCTATGAAGAGTTGGCTGACGAGCTCCCGAGCCTTGCGCAAAAGGTTCGTTGCACCCTGCAACTCCCATGAGAAATTGCCCGCGAGCAGTGTATCTTCAGCTCGCGCTGTGATACACTAAGACTATGTTCACGGTGAGCCTGAAGCACAACAGCAGTGGCCGCCTCGAAGGCGCCATCCTGCGTGCTCGTGCCTGCCTTGAATTCGGTCTCGAAGAGGCCCGTGTCCATCAACTTCTGGTCGACAGTGGCTTTCGCTCCTACGAGGCGCACCACGCCATCGTCGCGGCGAAGATCCTAGGTTGGTGAAACCATGTCGCGAGACAACGTCATCGACTTCAACCTGTATTACGACAAGTGGAAGACGGTTTTCGAAGCTGAGTCCGGCGACGTCGACCTGCAGATCCACGTGGACACGCGTGTTTGGGCGATCGACATCACCATGGTCAACGTTGAAGGCGAGTCGATGGCTGCGCGCCTCGATGTTGAGAACTCGTGGGCACTCTACGAGTCGCTGCGGAAGCTCTTCGAGCCCAAGGGCGGTGCCTGATGTCCTCCAAGCGGCGAATCGACTCGACAAGGCCCGCTATGACCAGGTGATATGGTCGCGGGTCTGTCCTAACTGTGGCAACCACACCGTCATCGACATCGTGAGGATGTCGAAGAAGGACGTGCTCTCGCGGGATTCGAAGTACCTCGGCACGTACCACTCGTGCGGAGGCCCGCGAGGGTATCGTTGTTGGCACATGACGAAGTTCGAGCCCGCCAAGCCCGAAAAAGCTCTCTATGAGACGTTCGGGTCCAAATCGAAGATTCGTGAGTGTATTTATCACTCCGAACCTGGTAGGATCGACCCATCATGGCAAGCAAGATTCGCAAGCACAAGATGAAGGAGCCGCGTGAGCTCGTCACGCTCGGCATGATCCTCAACTGTAAGGGTGGTCCGATGAAGGATCGCCGCGCACCTCGCGGGGGTGCTCGAAATCACAAGCGCGAGTTTCAGGCCGAGGCCGATCTCGGCTGAGAAGTCGCAATGGAACTCGAAGAGCCTCTCGTAAGCGAGGACGGGCTCATTCAGTGGATCGCATTCCTCCAGGATGATGCCCAGAAGAATGGCGGCACCGCCAGCACGTTTTTGCGCCTGAAACCCGAAGGACGCCCGGTGAAGGTGACATGCTGCTCGCGGGTCGTCATCGTGGAGTTCCTGACTGATATTGAGTTCGCAATCGAAAAAGCGACCTTTTTCATTGCCGTCTGACAGTGTCAGTGTATTCCCTCCTCACGTTGGGGTAAACTAGAGCCATGAGCGATACCGTCATCGACATCCTGGAGAGTCTCGAGACCACCGCGGGTTCAAACGCGAAGCGCGACATCCTCAAGCGCAACTGCGACAACGAGCTGCTCCGCCGCGTCTTCGCAGCGGCCCAGGACCCGTACATGGTTTACTACGTCAACAAGTTCAAGATGCCTCAGGCACAGGCGAGTGCCCCCGTGGGCGACGACAAGACGCTGACGGCGTTTCTCGACGTCCTCCTTCCCGACCTATCGTCGCGGAAGTTGACGGGTAACGAGGCCAAGTTCACGGTCTCAGCGGCGTTTCAGCTGATGGACGCTCGCCAGCAGAAGTGGTGCCTTCGAATCCTCTTGAAGAACCTGCGCTGCGGCGTCCAGGAGTCGACGGTCAACAAGATCTGGCCTGGCACCATCAAGAGCTTCGCCGTTGCCCTGGCGTCTTCGGTGAAGAGCACCTTCGTCAAAGGCGAGGGCATCAAGATCCTCGAGAAGATCGCATATCCCGTACGCGTGGAGCCCAAGCTTGACGGTCTGCGTTGCATCGCGGTGAAGAAGGACGGCAGGGTCACGTTCTTCACCCGCAATGGCACCGAGCTCGAGACCCTGCCGCGAATCAAGGCCGCGTTGGAAGCCGCAGAATACGACAACGTCGTCCTCGACGGCGAGGCGATGGGCGAGGACTGGAACGAGTCCAGTAGTGTCCTGATGTCGTCCAAGAACAAGAAGGACGACAGCAACATATTCTACAACGTCTTCGACGCGATGGCAGTCGACGATTGGATCGACCAAGAGACGACGGTCATCTATTCAGACCGCTGCGAGCTGGTCGCCACCGTGGTCGAAATGGTCAACACCGGCTGTGTGCGCCAGGTGCCCCACATCATGGCCAAGGACGAGGCTGAGCTCAAGGCCTTCTTCGCCAAGTGCATGAATGAGGGGTACGAGGGTGTCATGCTGAAGACGCTCGATTCCACCTACGAGTGGGACCGCTCGCGGAACATCCTGAAGCTGAAGCCCGTGACGACCTTCGAGGGCGTCGTAGTGGGCTGGTACGAGGGTCGCCGCGGTACCAAACGCGAGGGACTTTTCGGTGGCTTCAACGTGGTGCTGCCCAACGGCGTGGTCACTCGCGTGGGCGGGGGCTTCTCTGACAAGCTGCGTGCCGAGATCATGCTTGAGATGGCTGACTCTTGGTTGGGCAAGATCGTTGAGGTAGAAGGCCAACCTGACCCACTGACGAAGGACGGGCTCACTGTCGACGGCAAGGTTCGCTTTCCAGTCTACATTCGCGTTCGGTCGCCCGGCGACGTGGATCCTAAGGTGATAGCCGCGGGCGAGGCGTACCTCGCCAAGGAGATGGCCCAGTGAAGTCCATTGCATTCGACGTTCCGTTCACTCGCCACAAACACGTGGAGGTCGACGCCGCCCGCGACAATGAGACCGACTTTTCGGTCAGGTTCTCATTCACCACGAAGGGCGACCATCCAGGTCTGAGATTCCATGTGGAGCTGGGTCCACTCTATTTTGGCGTGTCGGTCTACGATGACCGTCACTGGGATTGGGACAAGAACACGTACTGCGAGTACGACAACGAGTAATGGCCTTGAACATGTTCGCGAAAGTCGGCGGCGTCTTTGCAGTCCTCGTCTTCTGGCATTTCCTCGCAGATTGGGTCTTCCAGTCGCACAAAGAGGAAATGCAAAAGTCCAATGACAGGCTAGTCCGCGCCTGGCACTGTCTCAAGTATGCCCTGGTGTTCGTTCCGTTGTTCTGGTGGGCGAGCTTCCCAGACGGGGCCTTCGAGTGGTCGATGGTAATTCTCTTCGCTTCACACTACGTCATCGACTCCTATGTGCCGGTACTACTGTGGGCCAAGTTCCTGCGAAAGGCGCCTCAATTCGATTCTGTGGGTAAGGACCTGCCGGCTCCCGTGGGTTGGTCTGACCGCGTCATCGAGTCGCCCAGGTATCGCACCAACGAAGAGGCCCTCAAGGCCTTCGCCCTGACTCCTCGGGGTCTGGTCCTGATGATCACGATGGACCAGTTCCTGCACATCGCCTTCCTGCTGCCCATCGCCTATTTGGCCGTCGTTCGCTAAAGAAATCACATGCCCGTCGACATTGTAGAAATGCTGTGGAAGTGTCCTGCCTGCCGTAGCACCGTCCTGGGACGCTACAAGGCTTGCTACAACTGCGGTCAATTTCGAACTCCTGACGTGGAGGAGTGGCTGCCGGACGATATCTCTCACGAGGCCGCCGTGCGCGATGCCGAACTGCTGAACAAGTTCGAGGGCGGCGAGGACCGGCACTGCGAGTACTGCGGTTCTTCGCAATGGAAAGTGGACGACAGTTGCCAGCGTTGCGGTTCACCCGCTCATTCCGAGAAAGTCATCCAGGAGATCGAGGAAGCGTCGAAGTTGCCGATCTCTGCGGCCGAACAGGACGTCCTCGGCGGACGCAATCATTCTGAGTTTGAACGCCGGGTGACCAAGCAGTCACAGGATTGGCCTCCGAAGCCCGTCGTCAAGAAGCGGGCGAGCCAACTGATGTACGAGGAAGACATGGGATGGCATCCGCCGTCCAAGGTTCTTTGGGGCATTGTGGGAG